AAACCTTGTTTTGAATACCTTAATACTTCCTGCAATCTTAATAAGTTATCAATTGTAATCCATTCATTATAGTGTAATGTCCATTTTAATCGCCATCCGATTTCTTTTAAGATAATCGTATAATCAATCAACGTATGTGATATATTAATCGGTATTGCAGTCTCAATTAAGCCTTCGGTATTTGTTAAGTCAAGAGTAATTTCTTGGATTAAATTGTTTTCCGAATATATTCTAAACTTTGGCTTTCCAACAGCATTCATTTTCGTAATAGTTTTAATTTTGAAGTATTATTAATTAAATTGATTTCACTTTCTAAAATTGCAAATTCTGAGTTAGCAAAAAAATTAATCTGTCTAAAGTCACCGTAATTATTATAGAACTTGCTCGCAGCATTATTTCTATAAATAACACCTTGCAACTCAATCTCAATCAATTGATTATCCATTGCATTCAATATTCCTGCGAAATTATTTTTAAACGTCTGACTCTTAATATAATCGTTATATGTAGTCTGAATATAGTTAGTATTTAAACTATTTCGTTTAAATAACATTGAACCTGCATTGCCTTGATATCCAATCGACCATTGTCCTAATGCATTACCGTCCCAAATGCCGTTCCATTTATTCGAGTTATTAACAAAACATTTCTGTTCGTGGTTGCCCGCATCAAGATATAGTATCTTATCGCTTTCAATTATTTTTCTTTCAGCACTTCGTTGTGACCAATTACTTGAGCCTGTATAATAAATTTCTGCCCAATCGAAGTTAGTCGCTGTCCCAGCATTCTCATATTGATATCTATTAGCATATGGAGCATATGGATATAGATTATAAGCACTTGTATTATCAATAACATAGCTAAAGAAATTGCCTTCATTAATCGCAGGATATCTATCAGATATCATTGCGAATGTTATCCCTTGTGACTGATAACCAATCCCTGTCCTAATTAATCCTTCCTTAATGATTATGTAATCCGCTTCATAATCCACTAATGTATACAAGACATTATAATTAATAACATTATTCTTGAAGTCTATCTCATATAGATCGCCTGTAAACTCAGAACGATTTTTTAAAATAAAAATATATTTATTTTCTGATTTTGAAACATAAAACTGCCAACCCATAGCATTGCAAATATGCTCTAATAATTTATAAATTGATTTATTATTAGTAGCTTCAAAGAATGTGTAGCCTGACTTGATAAACCAAAAATTTGTTACCCCTCCTTTTAAATAAAATTGCGGTATATTATTAACCTCCCAATCTTCAAGCGTTGGGCAGTCAATGTAGAACATATTTCCTAATAATTTTTTCAGAAAATTTTTAATTGTTAATGATAAAGATGCTTCTCTGTTAATGTAATTATGTTCCGAATAATACCAAGGAGTAATTAATCGTAATGGATTATTAATAAATATTTCGTCGTGCGAAGGAAGTAATTTTTCGGAAAAATAATTTTTAAATTCTTTCTCTATTGACAATGCTTGTATTTTAATAATGTCGTTATTATGATTTGTCTCAATATTTTGTCTATTAAGCGAACCTAACCAGATTAATGTATCGTTATAATATACCTCAATTTCATAAATGCGTCTTTTGTTCTCATTTGTAGTATCATAAATATTAAAATAATCAATCAATAGTCCATTATCTTTTATCCCACTTAACTCTAACATTAATGAACCTGCTTCGCCGACTAACGTTAATAGATTATCAATCTTATCGGTAATTGGTTTAGTATATGTCAATTTATTTAATCCGCTGCCCTCTGGATTAACGATATAATTATATAAATTAATCGGTCTTCCGAACTCAATCCGATTTTTATTAAATAATGAACGCTCCTTAATAGGGATGCCTTCATTAAATTTATATATTCTACTAATTACCTTGATCATAATCGCCGAAATGATTTGTCATTATTATATTCCAACATTCCCACTCGCATAAACTCAAGCATAGGGACATTAGCTTTTATATATATCGGCTGATTTATTACATATGGTTTAACAATCCCGCCAACTGAATATCTATTAGTCAATGATTGCTGATTGTTGTTAATTGCTTGCAATAAAGGCAAGAATCTTCTTGTAGCATTCGCATTAACAACGTATTCGCCTGTTGATAGCATTGCAGGAATACTATCACTTACAGAAGTCCCAGCTCCTGTTACATAGCCGCCCCTTGCAAATCCTACGACTTTCAAGAAATCAACTATACTGCCTATAGTTTGAATACTTCTAATGATTGCTACAATACTTTCCATAATACTCGTTACTTTGTTAAACCCTGCTATCAATTGTCCTACGAATGTATGAGAACTGATATTTAACTCTTTCATTATATTATCTACTTCATCGAATATATCTTTCGTGTTATTTAGAGCTTCGCGGCTTGCGTCTTCAATTATTTTTATTTTTTCTTCATCTGCTTCAGCGTATTCAAATAATAATCTCTCTGCCATTCCCGAAGGTTTAATCGCAACAGGAGCACCCAAAGGTTCAACTCGTTCACGTAATGTTACGCCTGGAATATCCTCAAATGTCTTAGGTTGAAATAAACTAAATCCGAATTGTTTTAATTCTTCTTGAATATTTTTTATTGTTTGTAATAATTTAATTCTTTTTTCTATTGCTAAATTTTCGCTGTCTTCTTTTTTTAAAATCGCAAGTTTCTGAAATAAAAATTCTTGATTAAGTTGTCCAAGTAATTTCTGTAACTCAATTTCGCTTGTTATTTTTTCAATTAATTCGCCTAAAATATCAACTTCTTCCTGCACTGATTTAACACGCGTGGAACCTGTTTTCTTTGATGATTCTAAAAATTTATCTTGTAGTTTTTTTAATTCTTCGGCTTCTTTACGTTCTTTAATACGATTTTGCAAAATCTCAACGCTTCTATCTGCTATTTCTTTGATTGGAGTCAGTCCTAATTCTTCACTTGTCATAGTTGATATCTGAGTGCCTTCCCAGCCGAATAAGTCCCATTTTTCTTTTGTTTGTTTACTTGGCAAGAAAGTCTCCCAGCCTTCTTGCTTAACTACATTAATTAATTCTTTAACTCCTATAACAATTGGAGTAATCATCGTGGCAACTGCTCCTAATGCTAATCCTACCTTACCTAATACAGGTAACAATGCTGTAAATGCCGCGGGGAATGCAATCTTAACCGATGCAATCACAGGAAGCAATGATGCTAATGCCGTTCCAATTCCGCCAATTGAAGCAATTGAAGACCTTGCTGATTCATCGCTTATACCTAATGCATCAATGAATTCTAATATTCCCTTAGCAACAATATTCCCGAATTCTAATCGTGTATTCTGTAATGCAGTTTGCATTTGTCTTAGTCTATCTGCATTATCAAGCTGTTTCTTGTTAATAACATCAAGACTTCTCCCATATAACTCAATCATAGCCTTAGTCCTTAATCGTTGTTGTGTCTCGTCATCAAGTTTTCTAATCTGTTCTTCAGTCAGATTAGTCATCTCTTGAATCTTGTTATTGACAACAACGATATTAATACCCATTTGTTGCAGACTTCTGCCAGCACCTGTCATTATGAATCGTTGAATAGCTTCTGTTGCATCATTGAACGTAATTCCAAGTCTATCACCTGCAACTTCTGCAATATCTAAGAATTGCGCGGTCTGATTTGTATTGAAACCAAGCAACTTCATTCTGTTTGAATATTGAATTAACTGCTCATTATTCAGGCTGAACGCTGATGCTTTACCCAATAATTCTAATTTATCGGTTGCTTTATCAATGCCTCCTTCAAGTTCAGCGAAGCTATTCAATAACACACCGAATTCAGCACCTTTCATTATTGTTGCACTTATTGACCTTACAACCTCCCGCAGACCAGCCAGGATAACAGTTATATTCTGTCCATACTGCATAACCTTAGCTAATCCGCTTTGTGCCGTTGCGTTTATAGCAGATACAGTATCTATTCCTGATTGCTTGATTGTAGCACTTAACGCTTTCAATCTGTTAGCGTGTTGTGCTTCTACTCCAATTAGAGTTTTTAATTTATTTTCTAATTCAGCATATTGCGAAGTGTTCTGCTTGCCTTGTGAAGCTAACTTAGTTAATTCAGTAACAACACTTCTTATATCACCGCCTGTTTTTTGTAATATTGATTGAATTTTTGAAAATTCAGCATTCTGCCTTGCATTAGTATTGATTAAGTCTTTTAATTTATTCTCTAATTCAGTAAATTGTGTAGTATTCTGCTTGCCTTGCGAAGATAGTTTAGATAATGAATTAACTACATTCTGTATCTCAGCATTAATTGCCGAACTGAATGCAGTTTTTAATGAAGCACTTAGTTTCTCTGTGAAACTTGGTAAGGTTCTGTATTCTTCACGCAACAACCTCATCTTCTCTTTATGCTGCGTTTCTAATTGTATCAGACTTCTTAATCGCTGTTCAAAATGCTGATAATTTTTTGTATTCTCTTTTCCCGCATAACTTAAAGAAGTCAGAGCGTTCGAAATCGAACGAATTTCTTTTTGTAAATCTTTTAAAGGGTTTAAATTGGCATTTAAAGTAATTTTTAACGCTTCAACTGTATCAGGGGCACCCATTTTATTGTTTAGTTTTTAAGTTGTCAAAAAAATTTTTAAATTGTTCAAACGATTTAACGATAATATAAATTCCACCTGATTTATTTACGTTTTGTTCAAAAACTTTTTGCCATTCACTTTGTTTGTCATAACCTTGTTTTATTTCAATTGCAATAAATAAGCCTTTATAGCAACAAATTAAATCAGATATACCTTTTTCATTATTGCGTCTATATACTTGTCTTACTGGATCAAACACCCCAATCGAATTAACTCTAAAAGCATAACCGCCATTAAAACGGATATATTTTTTTATTGCTTGTGTAATTTCGTTTGTGTATGTTTTTTTTTGTCTATACACGTTTAAAAATTTTTAACTTCGTTAATGTATCTTTAATAAGTTTTCTATCTTTATCAGTGAGTTCAAAAAATTTTGTTCGTTTAATTCCTGAAACATAATGTCCTTTTGAAAAATATCTTTTACTGCCTTCTACCCAACTCAGAGCTTGTCTATTTACAGGTTCAATCCAATGTCTACGAGTTCCGTAATGCTGATAACTTGCAATTCGGTTAGCTTTATCTGTTCGAAAATAAATTTCATATCCGAATACAGTTTTTGTTTTTACAATTTGGTTTCGAGTATATCCTGTTTTTACAGGAGTGCGGTTTTTAATCTGCGTTTTAATTAACTCGGCTATCTTTGATATATGACTTTGAACTAACTCAGTATCGCTAATTTTAACACTAAACTTGTCAGGAAATTTAACTTCAAGCATTTTTATTTAATTCTAATATTTCTTGTTCGCGTAATGCTTTTATATTTTCAAATATTAACATCCGCCAATAATCAATCTCATTTTTAGTCTTAAACGCAAGATCGTAATCTATGTTATAATGCAGTGCGAGCTCGTGAGCCATAAACTGATATATGTATGTATCCGGAATATTATAAGAAGTATAATTACCTTTAAACGCAAACGAAAAGTCAGACTGTAACTTATTTACAATTGTCTTGCTGTAAAAATAATTGAAAAAAAATCTGTTATAACCTCTCTACAAAAGTTTAGAATATTTTCGCTTTCAAAATTAATCGGCTTAGATCCTTCAAGAATTTTATTAAACGATTTCTCAATTACAGCCCTTGAACTGATTAAGTCAAGCAACGCATATGCTTTCATCTCTTGCTCGATATCGGCAATTTTTTTTAAATTTTGCTTAAAATATTCATTTTTTGCAGAAATTTTTTCTTCGATATCGTTCAAATGATTTTTTTTTTGCGTAACCTGAAGTTCGTCTATTGGATTGCCTTCTTCGTCAATTCTTGTTTCAAGAATTTTTTCAATTTGACTTTTCGCAATACTCAATTCATTCATTTCTTTTTCAAACATTCTTAACTCGTCGAGCTCAAGATGTTTTGTATATTCATATTCTTTACTCCTCAACTCTGCAAGTAACGGGACTGTCGCATTCAAGACCTCAAGAGTATTTCCTTTGAGTTTATATTCTTTATCGTCTAAGATATAAACTTTATTATTTTTCATTTTTCTTTTTAACCTCTAACTTAATACCAGCTTTGATATATTCTTGTGCTTCTTGCTCGCTAAGTTCAACTTCTGAATTTGGCGGCAAGAATCCCTTCGAGCTTAAATACCAGCCTAATGGCTCTTTGACAATATATATTGATTTCATTTTAGCCTCCTTATACATTAGTTTCAACAATACAAAATTCTGTATTGTTTGTAATAGTAACGCTTGTAGCCCTAATTGTGATACCCCATAGTGACGCAAGAGTTGCTAATGCTCCGCTTGTAAATGTTACTGTTGCATTTGGAGCAATGTTATTAAACTTTCCTTTAACAGCATTGGCTGCGCCTGGAGTTTTCATTTCTTGCATTCTAACAGGATTGCCGATCGCAAAATATTCTTTATGTTTCCCTCCTGCAATTCCTTCATAATGATATAATAATGAAGGCGAATTCATTGAGAATGCAAGATAATCTCTTGTTGCCTTGTCACTGTCCATTACTGTCCATTCAACTGCTGGCTCTTGCGAGCTTTCGGAATATCTAACAATATTGTCTTCGCTTCTGAATTTTGTTTCCGATACGTTTGTAGTCTTCGTAACTTCACTAACATTCGGAAACTTATAACCGTTTACCCCGCTAGTATACGATGTTAGTAAAGCATACGCGGATGTTAATTCTGCTAATGCAAGAATATTACCGCCTTTATCGTGGATTGCCATTTGAATTTACTCCTTTCTTGAAGTTTTTAATTCATTATAAATTTTTTCTAATTTATCATTTATTTTTTCTAGACCGTTTTCAAGCCTAGTTACTCTTTCTTTTAAATAATTGATTTCAATCATATTTTCTTTTTTATCACTCTCAACTCTTGCGTCAAGCCTTGTGTAAGTTACAATAAACCCTATTAATATAATAGCTAATTGCAGAATTGATTTGAAATCCCAATTATTCCAAAAATTTTTTGTGTCCATATTAGTTAAGATTTATATTATTAATTAACACGTCAAAGTTTAATCTGCTTTCGCCATTATTTATTATTCTTAATAAATCGTTTTTAACTTGTTCTGCCTTCTTTAACTCGTTTATCAGAATAAAATATTCTCTCAATAATAAATATGCCCTATATTGTTGCGAACAACTTTCGATTGACAACTTCAACCAATCAATAGCATTAATATTGCCAAGATTGTAATCAATTTCAAATAATAAGTTAAACATCTCAGCCTTTTGTTCAGGAATTAGTTTATTTTTCAACAAACATAGTAATGCATAATGTTTTGCAAACTCGTAATTATTCAATGTGTTATAACAATATGCCATCTGTCCTAATATATACGGGTTATCAGGTTCCTCTTGCAATTGTATGTAATGCAGTTCAAGCAATTGTTTTACTTTCTTTTTAATTTGACTTATATTTTTTTCTTTATGTTTTAAAAAAAGGTTGTCATACTTGCAAACTTTTAAGTTTTTATCTTCAAACTCTAATTGTTCGTGAACTCTGAACTTGAATTGTAATCCGCAATTCTTGAACAATCTCGGCGTCCATAACTCAGTTATTAGTTTTTTGTTTTCATAATTTTTTTGTTTTAAAAATATTACATCGTAGTCTAACAATATATCATCTATTGTCCCTCTTAATTGTTCGTCGGCGTCAATAATTAAGATATACTCTTGTGTTGCTTGTGATATCGAGTAGTTCCTTGCATTGGCGAAATGATTATCCCAGGCGTAATGATATAACTTAACTACTAACTCAGGACTATCATTCTTAAAGCGTTCAACTTCTTGAATTGTATTATCCTCAGAACCAGTATCAACGAGAATAATCTCTGTTACGATATTTTTGACTGAGTTAAGGCTATCGTAGATATTATTTTGTTCATTCTTAACTATGTAACAGGCTGATATATTCATTATGTTTTATATTTTGTGTTATCATTTATTTTTGCCATACTAAATGCTTCCTTCCTAGCAACACAGGTTCCGCACTCTCCGCAATGCAGTAGTTTACCTTCATAACAACTATAAGAGATTAAACTTAAATCATAAGGTAATTTTAATTTATTCCATTCGTTGATAATTTCATATTTCTGATAAGAAACAAACGGGACTATTAGTTTAACGCAGTTACTTGTGCCTTTTTCGATTGCCGAAAACATTGCTTTATTAAACGCTGTCCTGCAATCTGGATAGATAGCGTGGTCTCCTGAATGTGTGCCAATTAATATTTTTTTTAATCCTATGTTATCAGAAATGGCCGCCGCAATCGATAACATTACGCCATTGCGGAACGGAATAACTGTATCTCGCATTATGATATCCTGATAATGGCCTTTTGGTATATTTTTGTTTTTATTTATCAACGCGGTTTTCATATTCTTAAACAAGAATGATATATCTATTACCTTATGTTTTATCATAAGTTTCTGGCAATTCATTCTAGCATACTTTAATTCTTGTTTGTTATGCTTGCCCCCATAATAAAAACTTAACGCTAGTGCAATATCATTCTTATATTTATATAACATCACAGTGCTGTCTACCCCTCCGGAATATATTATACAACTATCTTTCATATTTATGCCCCTCCTATTTGTGTTAGATAATTATAAACTAAATTATAAAAACTACTGTGTTCGCTTGCAGATAAGGAACTTCCAACAAATGCGAATGCGTATTGTTTGTTGCAGAAACGGTCAATCGTCCCATTGAAGTTTCTTGCACCGATTGTGAACGCAAATTCTCCTAACCCGCTTGAAGGAATTGACGCTGTTCCGATTGACACTCCATTGCGATATACCTTATATTGACTTGAACTATGTCTATCAATTGCAAACATACCGATTGAATTTGAGTTAGCGTAGTTTGGAGTTGAACCGTTGTCGTTAATCGAAGTATATAACTGATTACTCCAACGGATATATAGCATTGAATAACGACTTGATACAGTTGTCTCTGCACAACCCATATCAACACTGCTTGCAGTTTCGTTATAGTTTGTATTGCAATACAAACCGAAACTTGCAGAGTTCAATGAATAACTCAATTGATGTGCGGGGGCTGTCCCTGTTTTAAGATACATATTACTTCCGTTGCCTTTGTATCCTTTATTAATTGTGAATGTTATCGAATTAACAGGAATTAGATTAAATTTATTTCGTTTCAAATTCTTGCAAGCTTGCTGTTCAGTCTCTGCCGCCATTATCCATATACAATCTAACTTATCCCATATTCCTAATGATTTCAAATCAGTAATTAAACTATTCATTAATTCAATTCTTGATTGTGAAGGTTGCGGAGTTAAACCTTGCAACCAATATTGCAAGTCAGTATCGTAATTATTTTCATTAACAATAAAACTTCTGACTTCGCTGAACTGTGAGTTACCGGAAATATTCTTAGCCCTTACTCTCCAATAATATGTATTATTATTAATTAATGATAAGTCAAGCGGTATAGTATAGCTTGAAGTCCTTAAATTGTCTTGCGAAACAAATATATCTTGAAAGTCAATATCGTTAGCAATTTGAATTTCATAACATTCTGCATTCGCATTCCAATTAAATTCTTGCCGTAACTTACCTGAATTAAATAAGTTAGCAGGATATAATAATATTGGAACATCAGGCAAAGGCTGCTGTTCGGAATTAGTGCTTTCGTAATATTCAATCCTTGCAGTAATTAATATAGAGCCTGCGTTGCTCTCTATGTCAAAAGGTTGTATGTTCTCAATAATAAGGTTTGTAGCGTATTCGTTGTTTGTCCTGTCTTTAATCTTGTAATATTCAAAACAATGTTGTTTCCAAGAATGTAAAAATGCTTTTGCGTCGTGGATGACTTTCTCGTATAAGGCTAAAACTTCATTAACAAGGTTATTTTCGTTGCAAGTGAAATAAAATAAAAAATTAATTTCGCTTATGCATTTATGTAGTGAGTTATTTTCGTCGGCATTATCAATTGTCTCGCTTCCTAACCAATAACAAACGCAAGGCAGATTAATCCCTTGCGTTAAATCGCGATACCCGAGAATAAAGTTCCAATCAAAATTGTAACCGTTTGAGACTTTTAACTTTTGCAAGTCAATCTCAAGTTGTATAAAAATATTTTCTCGGAACGTAGACAATTATTATATGTTAAAATTACGATAATGATTAAGTATTGAGTTATGTCTTTCGTTAATTAAACTTCTATCTTGTAACGCAAATGCTTTTGTAGCTTGTCCTCCAAAGTCTTTTTGTGTTAATCCAAACCAACCTAGACTTTCGCTAGAATTATAAAAGTCAATTACTGCCTGTTCAACTGCCACTTGCTTTAAGTCGTTCGGTATTATTGATAAACCGCCAGTATAAATTATTTTATACGTTTTGCCAGCCTCTATTGAATAACCTTTTAACAAAGTAACATAATTTCCTAACACAGTTGAGTTTGCGGCGTTATCTGGATGTTCGAATATTGTGTCAAACACACCAGTATCCTCATCTAATAATTGAATATCACTAACAGCAGTTACAGGATATTCTTTTGTTGCAATCCTGTTTGTGTTTTCAATATAAATAAACTGTTCTGTATAATTGTCTAATACAATCTTTCTATTGCAGTAGTTCTGAATATAAGCAACTCCGTTTTGCAATGAATTATATAACTGCGAAACACGCCATTTGTTACTTGCCAAGTCTGCTGTGAATGCTGTTGATGTGTGTGAAACTATACATATATAAATTATTCCTCCGTATTGAATATAATTCTGGCCTGCATTGTATTGAATGCCTGTTTGCCAGTTTGGAACATCTTTTTTTAAATATGTAATTAACTCGTTAATTGTTATCACAATTCTTTTAATAAATTTTTTGCAATTTTTAAAATTGTTTCAAAAAATTTTTTAATTTCTTTCGGAAGGTATTCGGAAACTTCATTAAAAATTTTTTCCGTTTGCTCTATAAACTTTTCAATATCTGATTTAACTTCTTTATGACTTAATATCAATTCAAGTTTGCGTTTATGTTCATCACAGAGGTTAGTATATGTTCTAATCAATTCATACTTGTCTTGAACTTCATCGGATTGCGAAGACCAATATTCAATTGCTTCATTGCATTGATTAATTAGATATTGATACAATACCGCCCCGTTCATATTATTTTTACTCCTTCCTTGCTTTAATACCGATACCTGTTGTGTCATAATCTTTTGAAAGTAACGCTACTGTGCAGATTACAGCACCGATTATGACATCCTCCGGCAAGTCAAGTTGTGTGTATCTATTAATTAATATAGCAATATAACCAGCTAATGCAGCGATTGTTGTTTTATAATTTTTCATAGTTTTTATTTTTTAACTTTGTAATCATTTTATTTTTTAATTCTTTCGGAAATTGTTTCAACTCAATTAATCCTTCGAGTTGTTTAGCCCGTTGTTCGCTAAGTTCGATAACTGAACCTACGGTATACAGTATACCGTTTTCTGTTATTTGTTTTATTACTTTATATTTTTTCATAAACTTTAATTAATTAAGGCAGGGAAAAGGAAAACAATGATAAAAAAAAGGAAACCCTGCCTTAAATTGACCTGTGTTATTATGACGCAGGCAATTTTAACACTGAATACCCAGCAGTTAAACCTGCATTAAACGCAATCCTTTCAACTACTCTGAATGCTGTTAAATCGTATTGAGCTAATGAAGTGCCATCTATAGTTGCCTCGGTTAAAACCTTAACAGTCAAGTCTTGTTTTGTTCCAATATAAGAATTCATAGTATTCCCGAACACTGCAATGATACTACCGCCTTCGGCAGCACTTGTTGGAGCGTTCTGAATTAACTTAACGGGATATCCCAATAAATTTCCCGGAGAACTCTCAGACATAGAAGCTTGGAATATTGGCATTCCATTGCTATCACTAATATTACGTATGACACTCATTATCGTAGGATGTAATAACCAGCTTGCGTTTGTTGCATAGTTTTGGTCAATGCCGTAAATTACGTCAAGCAGGTTCTTGTAAGTCAGTGTAGTAATACCTCCTGATAACGTAACAGTGTTCCCGAACGTATGTGTATTACTGAATAACCCTGTAAACGGAGAGCCAGTCCCTTTGAACATTGCAATATCTTCTCCGATACCGAATATCTGAGCGAACTTCTTCATTAGATATTCTCCTAATGATACATTAGCGTCGTCAAGTAATTCGTCTGATACTACTACAATTGCGGCAGCTTTTTTTGCTATCAAGTTTATTATATCGATTGTAGGTTTACTTGAAGTTTTTTCTGCCGCTTCGTCTAACCAATATAAGTTCGGGGCTGTTCCTTCTTTCGGTAGTTTTATAATATTACTTTTGCCCATCGGTATTTGTTGAAATACTTGCCTTGCTTGACCATAAGTAGGGATTAACCCTTCGATAGTTGCAACTGTTACTGCAGGAACAAGATAACCGCCATCACTTGCAACTCCTTCAACCATTGGACTTGCCGCCTTCTCGTTAATTTCTTTAATTGTTTTATAGTCATCGTGTCTAATCGCCTTTAGTAGTCTAACGAAATCATTACTATCTTGTTTATTCTGTGTAACATTTATATTGCTATAATCTTTTGGTAAAGATCTTATAGCATTTTTAACAGCTTCTTTAACTTGTTCGTCAATACTTTTTTTATCTTGTAATTCAATTAACTCCTGAACTTCATCGTTTGTTAATGTTTCAGCATTTTTTTGTTTTAATTCGTTTAGTCGTTTTAATTCTTTGTCATTCATTTTTTTAAAAAGTTTAAGTTTATAAAATAATAATAAGCTAATATCTCCATCGGCACTAACGCCGACTGATATCTCCGCTTTTGATTTGTTTAATTAATAATTTTTTTAACTTATTGTTTATATCAATCTGTTTTTCGAGTTCGGATTTTAAAATTCCAATTTCCTTTTCATATTCATCTTTTTTATTTGAATTTTTTAACTCTTTATAAACTTCTTCAATCGTTTTTTTAATTAATTTCAACTCGTCAAGTTGTTTTTGGAAATTGTTTTTTTCAATCTCAAAGTTCAAAATACTTTTGAGTTGTAAACTTTTTGAGTTTTCAAACATTATATTAACAGCGTTCGGATTAGCTGGGATTATCACACTTGAATACTCGTATAAGTTCCAACTATGATATACTTTAACTCCGTCTTTGCGAACTTCAGGTTCTTGCTTCGGCAGCCAACCAACACTCCAAGAATTAATTAAACCAAGTCTGTTAAACTCCATTATGTCATTCCCAAGTTCGGAATTAACGAATTGCGTTTTCGCTTTTACTCCTTCATTGGTTGCCTTACGCCATAATGACTTGCCGATTACAATATCAGAAGGTTTTGCAACGGTATCAAAAATTAAATTATTGCCTAAAGAGTGAGACCATAGAACAGCCTTGAATGTGCTATCGTCCATACCTTTCGGCATTAATACTTCGTTATAGCTATCAATATCCGGAGTTGATATCCAATGAACTAAAGTTCGTTCGTTTAAATTAAATTCTTTTTCTTCGGAATTGATTACTTTATAGTTCATTTTAGTTTTCAATTAATTTTTTAATTTCATTTTCTAAACTAATTTCATTAATCGGTTCATATCCTTCGAGTTCTCTTACTTCATTAACAGTTAGCCAACCATTACGTAATCCGTTTTCATAATATTTTAAATTGAGTTCTATGTCTCTTGTAGCCATTGTATCGTGTTTAATATAATATTCGTCGCCGTTATCATATTCATAACATATATTATTAGTTAATACTTCGTCAAAGTAATTTAGTATAGGGTCAATGACAGTAGTATAAAATACATATAACACAGTATCTGCATTGCCCCTCTGTATATTCTCGGACTGTCCTAACAACAACTTATTAACCTTAAATGCTGAACAGATCTCATCTCTATTCAATTGCCGTTCTTGTGTCATCTGCATATCTCTTAATGAGTAAGCCGTTGGAATTGGCTTTAGTCCTTGTTCGAATAAAGCAACCTGAAACGCATTCTCTGAGCCTCCATATCTATCTTTTAATTGCTGCAATGCTCTGTTAAAATTCTCGTTGCTCATTTTTTGTTCCGTCGTAAAAGTTGCTCCGAGAAAACCTCCTTGCTGATAAAATTTCTTGCGATATTCTAATTGCAGGGCTTCTACATCTTGAAGTGCCTTAATTCTGGATATTATAGGAGAGCCTTTAATATGATTGCTGTAGTCAATAGTTTTGAAATGAATTATATCCTTAGCAGGAAACTTAATCATATCAACTCCTGTGTTGTATACATAATTATCAATCCTCTCAATACCGATAGGCTCAGTAGTAATTCTGTCAGGATGTAATTGATATAATCCAACTAACTCGTCGTTATCGTTACGCAACTTCAATAAATATGAATTTCCATCAATTGCTAAATCTAAAGCCCAGCGATATTTAATTTCCCAAAACGTTTGGAATATATTTGGAATTTTAAATAAATTATTTATCTTATGAATAACTTCCTTGTTATTCGAATATTTATAAACTCTAAACTTTGCCTTGGCAAACTGTATGCCCCATATATCAATACAAGCTCCGATATATCCTGTGTTAGCATCAGGCTTGAATGAAAGCAGCCAGTTATTAAAAATATTTTTAAACTGTCCGCTACTTAGCGGAATTGATTTTTTATTAAATTTAAAAATATTTTTAAAACTAAACTTCATTTAATGTTTAATAAAAATTCTTCTCTGACTTCTTTTTCAAAGAAAATTCCTTTCAAGGCAATAGTTATCATTTCGCCGTTCTTTTTAAATTCCGTTAAACTTTTTTTTAACTTCCGATAACTTACTTCGGATATCTTGCGAGGGTTTTTGGAATTAATATTAAGTTGATTAACTTTCAGTTCTTTTATTTCTGTTTTCATAACGCA